GTTAGAGTTCCCTTGATTGATGTTGATGCATTTGCATTGCAACACTGGCCCAATACTGAATATTTTCTAGATAGAAAGTTGAATTTAGGCCGCGAGGCAGTTTTTTGGACAATTTTTTATATCCAATATGCTTTGTGGTTTTCTCGTCCTTATATTAATCAATTGTTTAATATTAGTCGACAAATTTTATCTTTTATCATTCAGATGATTTTTATGTTTTTTGCATTCTTAGTTTATTTCTTTGGTGTTGATATTTATGCATGGCTTGTTACTTATACTAACATAGTTAACATGCGTAATTATATGATGTATGGCAAAACTGAAACTTCTGGGTACTACGGTGCCTGTAGATCTGTTTTCTTCGCCAAATCGTATGATACTATCAAATTCCGTTGGAACAAACTCATGTATCATTTAGGTTTTGGATCTTATAGTGGTGTTATGAACCCCTCTGTAAACAATATGATTATTACTTTCACAAAGGTGATTGCTGCTCTGGCTGTTGTCAAACTAGCAAGTGATTTCATGAAATCTAAACCTAAATTACAAGGTGGAACTGCTCCTAAATCTACTCCTGCTGAAGTGGAAGAAAAAATTGTTAAATTTGTCTCTGAAGCGACCGTTGAAAAGCCTGTTGAGATCGCTGATTTTGAGTCTTTATGTGCTGTTGGTACTGGATTTGTTAGAGTCCCCAACAAAGTTGCTACAACTTGGAATACTTTGACGACTAGTCATAGTAGTAAGATTAAGACCGAAACTGAACTCAAAGCTTTGAAAGCTATGACAACTGCGAATACTAGGTACTGTACATTGACAAATGGCACAGATACCTGGTTTACTCATATTTTAGGTTTGAAAGGTAGCATTGCTATCGTTCCTACTCATTGTTTGAGAAGCAATTATCATGGTGTCCGTATGTGTGTTTCTATTTCTGGTGGCTTATTGCCACAAGGAGTTGATAAGTATCACATAACGATTCTGAGCCAATCCAATTCTATTGATTTGGGTGCTGATATTTCAATGATCAATTTGTCTTCTGTTAGATTTCAAAATTTGATGCCATTCATTGCTGAAGATAAGATTTATCCTTCTTCCATTCCATGTATTTCACATACTGGTGTTGAATCATATGGCGCTTTTGTTCCCTCACAAATTGCAAATCACAAATATACTCTCTTATTTTATAAGGATCTCATTTCTTATAATTATCCTGGCCATAAAGGTGGTGACTGCGGTCAACCACTGATTGCTAAGAAAGATAGAGGATATTGTGTTGCTGCAATGCATGTTGCTGGTCATGATAATCTTGATTTAGGATATGCCTTATGCCTCGAGAAGAGAATTCTTGTTGCATCTATGGAAATTTTGTTAAAAAGTACATCAATGTTACCCATTTCATCTGAAAGTTCAGACTTGAAATTTGATTTGGGCTTGCCTTCAAGTAGATCACCATTTCGTTATGAGGATTTATCCGGAGTAGAATTTTATGGTACTTTATCAGGCATGACTATGAT